CGCGGCGCTGTACGACGAGCAGACCAACGTGCAGGGTGATGTGGTCGAGACGGTGCTGGTGCCCAAGTACGCGGCCATTGACGTCATCGGCACGATCTACAAGCCCACGGGCAAGATGCTGACCACCCCCGAGGGCGAGGTGCCCGAGATGGCCCCGCTGGAGGGCTGGCATGTCAACGTGCGACACACCGGCGAGGCTCCGGAGTTGGAGGCTTTCCGCGTGTTCCCGGCAACCCCGAGCAGGATGTGGGCGTAAATCATGGCCGACCAAAAAGTCTCTGACCTGCCGTCACTAAACGGCGTTGATGTCAACGCGGCGGATCTGCTGTACATCGTCGATTCTTCAGCCGGGACTGCCGGGTCAAAGAAAATCACGATGGGGCAATTTGACATCTACACTGCCGAAGTCGCTCAGACGCTCAAAAACAAGACGATCAACGGCGCGAACAACACGATCAGCAATGTCTCGTTGACAACGGGCGTCACGGGAACTTTGCCCGTGGCGAATGGCGGAACGGGCGCCACAACTTTGACGGCCAACAACTTGCTGGTTGGTAATGGCACGACCGCGGTTCAGCTTATTGCTCCAGGATCTGCGGGAAATGTGTTGGCCAGCAATGGCACCGCTTGGACGTCTGCGCCTGCGGCACTTACCACGCCAGATTTTGCGGTGGCTTTGCTGGGCAACACCCGCAATCAGTTCTACGCGGCCAGCAACACGTTTACGGTGCCTGTCGGCGTGACGTCAATCAGAGCCTATGCGTTTGGCGCTGGCGGCGCAGGGGCCGCGGGCGTGGCCTCCACTGCCGGCGGCGGCGGTGGTGGTGGTGGCGGATGCGCTTACGGCGACATTGCCGTGACCGCCGGTCAGACAGTCACTATCACCATCAGCGGCGCGTCCACCACGGTGGCGATTGGTGTCACCACCTATCTGACCGCCAACGCAGGCAGCGCAGCGTCTGGCGCAACAGGCGGCAGCGGCGGCACGGCAAGCAAAGATGCAAGTGTTACCAGCGGCGGCGCGTTTGCCGGGGGCGCCGGGGCAACCAGCTTGTCTGACTGGACAGGCGGCGGCGGCGGCGCGTCGGGATCGCCTTTGGGTGCTGGCGGCGGCGGCGGCGCGCCCGTTTCTTTAAGCGGCTCTAGGGCTGGTGGTGGCGGCGGCGGCTGGGGCGGGCAAGGTGGGGCTGCTGACGCATCTGCCAACGCGGCGGGCGGCGGCGGTGTTGGGGGTGCTGGCACCATTAGTGCTGGCGGCGGCGCGGGCGGTTCAGCAAGCTCGCAACGCGCGGGAACCGGGCGCGGTTTGCACAACGCTTTCAGCGATCCAATTTTGCGCCCGCTAAACGGGTATGGCGGTCAAGTCATCACCAGCGGACAGCCATCACCGCCCGGGCCTGGCGGCGGCGCAGCGAACGGCAGTTTTGCCGGCGCGTTTGGCGCAGGCGGCGGCAGCACCAATGGCAACGGGGGCCTCGCGTCGGGTAGTTTGTTTGGCGGCGGCGGCGCGGGCGGCGGCGGAGATTCAGGATCTCCTGCTGCATCAGCCGGCGCGGCCTCTACTTACGCAGGCGGCGGCGGCGGTGGCGCTCAGACCGGCACGACGGTCGGCGCGGGCGGTGCAGGCGGCGCAGGCGCTGTCTTCATTCTGTATTGAGGAGCCGACATGAGATACGCATTCGTGCAAAACGGCGTGGTGCAAGAGGCTTGGAGCCGCGACCCCGTTGAGCTATTTGGCCCGGGCTACGCCAGCCAGTTTGTCAACTGCCCCGATGAGGTCGAGCAAGGCTGGACGTTTGATGGGAGCAACTGGACAGCGCCCTCACCTTTACCTCAGGCGTTCAAGCCGACAAAAGAGCAGTTGCTTGCTCAGTTGCAAGCGCTTGAGGCGCAAATACTGGCGTTAGAGTAAACCGCGGCTTGAACAGATGTTCTAACCGCAGTCACTTGGCTCAGCGCGGCATAAGTGATACTATTAAGCGTACTGGCCCGTTGACCAGGTTTATCAAGGCCCGCACATGAGCCAAGAAGTCGCAGCGGAGATCGACACCGCACAAGCCGCACCGGAACCCACGGCAGTTACGGAAGCGAGTCCTGTTGAACAACAGGGCACTGAGCCGGAAGTCGAACAACAGACGAAGACGTTTACTCAAGAAGAGTTGGACGCCATCGTCAGGAAACGGCTTGATAGAGAGCAGCGTAAGTGGGAGCGTCAACGGGCACAGCAGCCCGTGGTTGAGCAGCCTAAGCAACTACCGTCTGCAGAGCAGTTTGAATCGACTGAAGCCTACGCGGAAGCGTTGGCAGTTCAGAAGGCCGAACAGCTACTGGCACAGCGGGAGATGCACAAGCAGCACACCGAACTGCTGGAGGCTTATCACGACCGTGAGGAGCAAGCCAGGGAAAAGTACGACGACTTTGAACAAGTCGCCTACAACCCCAAGCTGCCAATCACGACCGTCATGGCTGACACCATCCGCGCATCTGACGTTGGCCCTGAAGTAGCGTACTACCTCGGCACCAACGTCAAGGAAACGGAACGTATCGCTCGCTTACCGCCCATCCTGCAAGCCAAGGAAATTGGGAAGATCGAGGCCAAACTGGCCGACAATCCGCCCGTCAAACGCTCAACGTCTGCACCAGCACCGATCACACCCGTCACCGCACGCAGCGGCAACAACAACCCGTCGTATGACACGACTGACCCGCGTTCCATCAAGAACATGAGTACGTCGGAGTGGATTGAAGCCGAACGAGCAAGACAGATGCGAAAGATGCAGGCTCAGGCAAATCGCTAAATTTGAAAGGAGCCCGCTGTGGCCAATTCGATTCTCACGATTGACATGATCACCAGGAAGGCCCTGGAGATCTTGGAAAACAACCTGGTGCTCACGCGCAACGTGAACCGCCAGTACGACGACAGCTTCGCTGTCGAAGGGGCCAAGATCGGCTCCACGCTGCGCATCCGCCTGCCGGACCGCGCTTTGGTGACTGACGGCGCCGCCCTGCAAGTGCAGGACGACAACGAGCAGTTCACGACCCTGACCGTCTCCTCGCAGAAGCACATCGGCGTGAACTTCACGTCCGCCGAACTGACGATGCAGTTGGACGACTTCGCGGATCGTGTGCTGAAGCCTCGTATCAGCCAGCTTGCCGCCAGCATTGACGCTGACGTGGCCAACGCGTTCAACAAGATCGGCAACTCTGTCGGCACGCCCGGCACCACGCCGGCCACCTCGCTGGTTCTGCTGCAGGCCCAGCAGAAGCTGAACGAGAACGCCGCGGTGATGTCGCCGCGCTACGCAACGGTAAACCCCGCTGCGAACGCTGGCCTGGTGGAGGGGATGAAGGGCCTCTTCAACCCCACCGACACCATCAGCAAGCAGTTCAAGAACGGCATGATGGGCACTGGCGTGCTGGGCTTCGAAGAAGTCAACATGAGCCAGTCCATCAAGCAGTTCACGACTGGCTCGCGCACCAACGGCACGACGGCGGCTGCAGTGACGACCGAAGGCGCGACTTCGATCTCGCTCACCGGCTTGGGCAGCACCAACACCGTTCTTGCTGGCGACGTGTTCACCGTGGCGGGCTGCTTTGCGGTGAACCCGCAGACCCGTGAGTCCACTGGCTCGCTGTTCCAGTTTGTTGCGCTCGCAAGCGTGACTGCATCGGGTGGCGCGGCAACGGTCACGGTTGCTCCGATGTACTCGGCCAACCAGGCGCTGGCCACCGTCAGCTCTCTGCCGGCCAACAGCCAAACGGTCACGTTCATCGGCGCTGCGTCCACGCAGTACCCGCAGAACTTGGTCTACCACAAGGACGCCATCACGTTTGCCACCGCCGACCTGCTTCTGCCGCAAGGCGTGGACATGGCCAGCCGCGCCAACCACAACGGCATCAGCCTGCGTGTCGTGCGTCAGTACGACATCAACAACGACCGGATGCCCTGCCGGATCGACGTGCTGTACGGCTACGGCGTGATCCGTCCGCAGATGGCTTGCCGTCTCTGGGGCTAAACCGAAACGGGGGCTAAGGCCCCCGTTCTGAACTTCATCTGAAAGGAATTCATCATGGCTCTCCCAAATGGCGCTGGTGGCTACCAGCTTGGCGACGGCAACGTCAACGACCCGTTCATTGACCTGACCGCAGATCCGGTGGCGGTTACCGCTACTGCAACCCTGACCCCCGCGCAAGTGCTGAACGGTCTGATCTTGGCCAACAGCGGTGTCACCGCCGCGGCCCAGACCTACACGCTGCCCACGGTCACGGAGCTGGAAAACGTGCTGATCAATTCTGACCGGATTGGCACCACGTTCACCTTCCGTGTGGTCAACCTCGGCACGTCTTCCGCTACCGCGATCATCGCCGCGGGCACCGGCTGGACTGTCTCGGGTTCGCTGACCATGACGATCCCCGTCACGACCGGCGCAAGCATGGTTGCTCGCAAGAGCGCCGCGGGTGCTTGGACGCTGTATCGCGTGGCCTGATAAGGAGGCATCATGCCCGATACCAAAGCAATCGGCGTTGCCTACGCCGACCCGCTGTTCGAGAGCGTGACCGTCACGGGCGCCATCACTGGCGCTTCGGTCGCGGTCACGGGTGTTCTGAACGGCACGCAACTGGATCTGAACGCGCCCGTCACCAAGGCGGCTTCGTTCTCTCTGGCTGACACGGAAAACTTCGTCGTCTGCAACGGCGCGGGCAGCATCACCGTCACGTTCCCCACTGCGTCGGCCAACACTGGCCGCGTGGTGTGGATCAAGACGATTGCTGCCCAGACCGTCGTGTCTGCGTCGTCCAACGTGCTGCCGATTAGCTCGGCTACTCCCGGCACCGCGATCCTCGCGGGGACGGCGGGCGCCAACGCCATGCTGGTGTGCGACGGCACTAACTGGGTCATCATGACCTCGTAAGCAAAACGGGGGCTTCGGCCCCCGTCTTCTCTATGCCCAACATCTATCTGCGTCACCCCATTCATGGCGCCAAGATCGCCACGCTGGAAATGGAAGCGGCTTACGATGAGCGTAGCGG